TTCTCTAGTTTGCCATTTGAATTTTACTGGTCTTAGAGTATTTACAAAATCTAATCCATCAGGTAAATCAACAACATCTGTCTTGTCTCTACCATCAGATAAACCTGTAACAGCACCAGGTCCACATCTGATAGAACCTACATTTGCATTTCCAATGGTAACTTCATTATTAGCTGTTGCTGATGAAGCTTGAGCATTATGTCCAAGACAAGTTATATTTGCTCCTGTTGTAGTAGTATTACCAGCATTTCTTCCAATAGCAGTATTCTCACCTCCTGTAGTACAAGCTATTAAAGCATCACGACCCACAGCAGTATTTCTAATACCAGTCGTGTTGTTAAATAAAGCATAAAAACCTAAAGAAGTATTATCACTTCCAGAAGTATTGTGATAAAGAGCAGCATAACCAACCCCTGTGCAGTTGGATGCTGTACTGTTTGCATTTAGGGCATATGCACCAAGCCCAGTATTACTAGCTCCAGTTGTGTTTGTAGATAAAGCTAGATAACCTACACCAGTATTATTATTTGCCGTAGTATTAGCATCTAAACAACCTTGACCTACTGCGGTGTTGTTTATTCCACTTGTGTTTTGTTGTAAAGCTCCATTTCCTAAACCCGTATTGTAAGATCCTGTGTTGAGATATAAAACTCCATCCCCAACACCAGTATTCGCACTACCAGTCGTTACAGCTTGTAAAGTATTATGTCCAACCCCAACATTACCACTGGCAGTGGTATTTGAATCCAGACAATTACTACCTACGGCAACGTTTTGAGATCCAGTTGTGTTTGCTGCTAAAGCCTGATCACCTACAGCAGTATTATTACTTGCAGTTGTATTGTTAGATAAAGCTAGGCGACCTACCGCAGTATTTTTACTTCCCGATGTATTATCCTCTAGAGCAAAACCTCCAACAGCAGTATTATCACTTGCTGTATTATTCGCCAATGCCATACTACCAACGGCAGTATTAGTTGCACCTGTTTGGTTTGAACCTAAAGCATCTGTGCCTACTGCGGTGTTTCTATTACCTGTAGTATTCGCATCTAAAGCATTAGCTCCAACGGCTACTCCATTTGTCCCAGTTGTGTTTGATGCTAATGCATTATAACCAAAAGCAGAATTATTATCTGCTGTAGTATTTGCTGCTAAAGATGAATCACCAAAAGCACTGTTATTAGACCCTGTATTATTATACATTACATAGTATCCACAAGCTGTGTTTCTTACTCCTGTTGTATTTAAAACTAAGGTATAAGCACCTACAGCAGTATTTGGTGATCCAATTGTGTTTGATGATAATGATGCATAACCCATTGCAGTATTATTACTTGCTGTCGTATTAGCATCTAAAGCATAAGCACCTAAGACTGTATTTGATGCTCCAGTTGTGTTTACCCCTAAAGCATTAAAGCCTACACCTGTATTATTACTTGCCGTTGTATTGTTACCTAAAGAATCTTTCCCAAGAGCAGTGTTTTGTGCCCCAGACGTATTAGCTCCTAAAGCAAAATAACCAAGAGCAGCGTTATGACTTCCAGTGTTTAATTGTAAAGTATTCCCTCCAACAGCAGTGTTATTTACCCCTGATGTTACTGCTGATAAAGAATTTTTACCAATAGCAGTATTATTTACACCAGTAACAGCAGCATCTAAAGCACTTTCTCCAAGAACAGTGTTACCATTAACAGAGTTTGCTCCTTTACCTACAGTTACAGAATTAATATTAAAATCTGCTGTGTTATCAAGACCACTTGATTGTGTTTTAGTTAGTGCCATTAGTCAGCCTCCTCTGGTGTGTTACCTTCCGCTACCCACGCAAGGTACTCTTGGTAGTCGGTGTTTGCTTCGTCAAATGGAATAGCTAACAAAAAAGCTGTATCTTTCCATTTAGAACAAGAAACAATATTATTGTTAAAGTCTTTATGAGTTTTGTATTTAATAGCCATAATTAAAGTTCAGCAGAAAAAGAGAATTTACCACCATATATATGATAAAACCTATGTTGAGTAAATCCAGAACCACCCATTTCAACCCAACCTCCCATGCCTAAAGATTCTGATTCAGTATATATAGTTCCTATTGAAGTAACAGAATTAGAACCTGAGCCAGCTAAACTCACATTATTGGAATTGTCTATAATAGCCATTGATGGATTTGCTCTCATAAATGGAATTGCCTGTATTGTTCCTTGTATATTTGTAGAGTTTTGTGCTTCACCAGAAGCAGCTCCAATAATTTGAAAATAACGTCTACAAAGCTGAAGCTCCTGACCGAATGATCTATGCTCAAAATCTGTTGCCACGCTGCCTACTTCTAATTGAACTCCTGTAATTTCAAATGTTGCATCATTTGTTGTGTACCATGTTGAAGTTTGATCTGGTGTTCTTGCAGAACCACTATAGGTACTCCATTCATTAAGGTTAACTGAACCTGTTTTATCAGTTCCCCGAAATAACATAAATTCTAAAAGTAATCCAAGAGCATTGTCATTATTTATAGTTATTCCACTATTTCCTGGAATTGTTTTTGTAATTTTTGTCCAAGTATCAGCAGATAAAGAACCAGTTTCCATCGGAAAATTCTTTTGAGTTCCAGGCTGACTTATAAATGCAAAATAAAAGTTTTGAGCGACACTAGATTTAACCCAAAAAGAAAGGGTTATATTGCTTGAAGTAGACAAATAATTCCAACCACTATTTGCAATATCTTGTCCTTCTAATCTATGTTGAATTATAATATTATCATTTGTACCAGCACCACTTGTCTGGTTTCCGTTTGTAATTTTTAATGCTTTTCTAAATCCTAATGTATAAGGTGTAGTACCACTTGCGACATCAACTTGTGCCTGTGTAGGAACTTCATCTATACCACCATAAAGCGGTATAAATCTATCAACAAGGAAACCTTCAACTGAGGATGACGTACCACGTTGAGCCACTTGCATAGCTCCGTTAATTATTATATTTCTATTACTCCTATTAGTAATATTGGCAGTACACGTTCCATCAGAATTATTTATCGTAATAGCAGCATCCGTAGAATTTACCCCTTTTATCGAATTTACTTTAATTTCACTCATGGTTTTGGATACTTGTCTTTAATAGCTTTGATTGTAGCTTTCCAGCCATCTATTCCATTATGGTATATATCGTCTAATTGACTAGCATAGTCTGGATATTCAGCCCTTCTTTTAGATTTGTAACTGTCATTTTCTAAATCCCAAGCAGCTTGCAATGTTGCAAGTCCATCTGTACATTCTTTTTCTGTAGGCTTAGTACTACCATCTAATATGATTAAATTTGCATAAATTTTGTTCCAAGGGTCACTCCATTTAAACCACTCTCCAGTTTTAAGAGTAATTAGATAATCTGTAATTTCATCTGGTCTTCCGTCTATTCTCATTATGTGTCTCCTAAACGAATAAAAGTTAAGCCTTTACCTTGACCTCCACCCCATCGAAAATTATTTTGAACCTCAGTCTTTAATCTTATTTTATGAGTAGAGGTGTTTGTACAGTCAAAAGGAGTCACCACAGTAACATTAACATAAGTAGAACTTCCACTAGCAGAATCATAATGATTTGCAAGCAAAACATCGCTACTTGAAAAATTATCGGTTGTTCCTTGTATTTTCATACCAACGTAAGTTGAAGAAGATGATTGGGGTGACCCTGTAAAAGTAGCAATTATTAAGTATATACCTGTTGTTGGAAATGTAAATACACCCGAAGATACCGTCATAGCACTACCGATAGAACCAAATAATGCGTGTGAAGTCCTTGCCCATTTATCAGCCGAAAGAATAGTTTCTCCACCATTTACTTCGTAATTCTCATATAAAGTCCATTGGTCTACCATTGTTATTCCAGTACTAATACCAGTTAAAGCCGAACCATTCAAAGCTGGTAAATTACCAGATAGTTTTGTTGCATCTAAAGTGCTTGCAGATGAAAGGATAGTACCATCACTATCACTAGGTAATTTAAGAGTGCGATCAGATGCAGGGTTACTATCTGGTGCAGCTATGATTACTGAATTACCACCGCTATGTTTTAGTTTGATCTGGCTCATAATTAGCTAGGTTTTGGGTAATCTGATTTAATTTTAGCAATAGCATCTTTCCATGTCGTTGTTCCATTAACACTATCCCAATATTGCATATCCCATTGCTCCTCTTGACTAGGATAGGCTGCTCTTCTTTGTGATCTGTAGCTATCGTTTTCTAAATCCCAAACATCTTGTAATGCTTTTAATCCATCTGTGCATTGTTTTTCCGTAGGTTTAGAACCTCCATCATGCACTATAAGATTTGCATAAATTTTGTTCTTAGAATCTGTCCAACCAAACCATTGTCCTGTTCTTACTGTTACTAAATAATCTTCTATATGTGTAGGTTTCATTTTAAGTGTCTCCTAATCGAATAACATAAAATCCACAACCAATTTTGGGAGAACTACTTTCTCCAAACCAGATTGAATCTGATTGAACTTCTGTATTAAACTTAAATTTTACATTAGAAGTATTTGTAACATCTAAAATCGCAGCATTACTCATATTGAAATGAGCTTGAGAGGTATATACTTGACTATAATTAAAAACCACTTGACCATAAGCAACACCAGCATTTTGTGAAACCATAAGTCTAGTTCCAATATACGACTGTGCTGATCCATTTCCTCGACCATGAAAATTAAATTGTAAAAGATATATTCCTGTTATTGGGAAAGAAAACACTCCACTTGATTCTGTCATTGCAGAACCTAAAATTCCCCAATTAGTGCTTCCAGCATGATTTCTTTGCCAATTTGCGGTAACATCAGTACTTCCAGCACTTTGACTAAAATTTGATGTAATAGACCAACTATCTACCGTTGTTATTCCCTTAACTGAACCAGCCGCTTTAGCTGCTGTAACAGCATTAGCAGCAAGCATATCGGTATCAACAATACCGTCAGGCAATCCTCCTACTGAGACTCCTGTAATAGTTCCGTTTCCGTTAATTGTTACTGGCATAATTAAAGAATAACAAGAATTGCTCCAGATGGCACTGTCACAGTGACACCTGAGTTAATTTGAGGACTTATTGTAACTGCATTTTTATTAGAAGTTAAAGTATATGAAGTTGTAACTGTCTGACCTGTCTCAACAAAAACCTCATCACTACCACCTCCAGTAGCACCAGCCGATATTCCAGTTAAAGCAGATCCATCAATAGCGGGCAATGCCCCAGTAAGTGCGGATGAAGGTAAGTTAGTTAAATTTGCACCTGATCCACTAAATATAGTTGCTGATAAAGTACCATTTGCAGAGTTAAATGTAAGATTTGATCCTGATTTTAATCCCAAGTCTCCTGTTGCAGCAGTAGCAAACAATGGGAAACAAGTGGTGTCAGAACTTTCATCAGCAATAGTATTGGTTGTCGCATTACCAATTGCAATTTGAGTTCCCATATTGACAATGAAATATGTAGAACCGCTAGGAGGAGCAGAATCAAAAATAATATCAGTACCACTTACAACATATCCATCTGTCATATCACCTTGTCCAGTTCCATCATTAGGTTGTTGCATGACACCATTGATTGAGACTCGTAAGATCTCTGCATTTACAGGTGTAATAGCTGTGCTTGTTCCTTTAGTTACAAGCTTAAATCTATAAGCAGTTCCATTGAATGTTGCAGATCCTCCACCAGTTCCAGAAGAAGATGCAATATCTAAAAGATCAGCATTTCCAGAACCACCACTAGAACCGCCAATTTCACCCCATGAGCTTCCGTTATAACCTTCAAATTCATTAGAAGTAGTATTAAATCTGAGCATCCCTGATGAGGGAGATCCAGGTCTTTGTGCTGTTGTACCCGCAGCTATATCAATAGCTCCTGTACCTGTCATTAAAATATTTCCACTTACAGTCAAGCTTGATAATGTTCCAATATTGGCAGTAGAAGAATTTGTCTGAACAGAATTACCCATTAGTCCATGAGCCGAGCATTGATAATGAAGAACCATAGGTGTATTATCTACTATGGCAATCTGTGTATATGCACCACTAGAGCCTGGAGTTCCATTTGTGGTTACATTAGTTGTATAAGCAGTTGTCTTATCAGACTCAAGATAAAAACGAAGAGGATGTCCACTATTACTGCTATGCGATTGATCGAATTTATATGTTCTACCTGGTGTAAGAGTTATAAATGGTGATTCTTTTCCATCTATGACATAACCACTACTAGATCCACTTCCGTTATATCTATGTGCTGCTGTTTTACTCGCAACTGTTACTGTAAAACTTTTAACTGATCCAGTATAAGTAGCAGCAAGACTAGCAAAGCCTCTTATATTGCCGTCATCTGTAAGAGTTAAATTACCTGTAAAGTCTGGACTAGCACTTTGACCCGCTTGAACCCAAGATAAAACTCCGCTTGCATTACTTGATAAGACGTATCCACTTACACTTGCATCTGCTGAAGGTAAAGTCCAAACAACATTTGATGTGACTGTAGATGCAGATTTAAAACCAACATAATGGGAAGAATCACTATCTAAATATCTAATTTCTTTTTGTGCAGAAACAGATAAATGTTCACTACTTGTCCAAGAATCTGTTGCATTAACCCAATTTAATGTTTTATCTGTAGCCCCCTTAAGTGTTAAACCACCTCCATCAGCAGTCGTATCACTTGGAGTAGAAACTTTTCCAAGAGTAATATTTTTATCTTCAACATCAAGGTTGGTAGTATTTATTGTTGTGGTCGTTCCACTGACAGTAAGATCACCTGGAATACTTACAAGACCAGCAGAACTTATCGTCATTCGACCAACTCCTGCTGTACTGAAAGTTAAAGTATCAGAACCACCACTTATTCCAGAGTTATTATCTGAATTAAAACTAAAAGCGGGTGCGGAGGCCGATCCGTCAGGTGCTTTACTTAGTAAATTTGCATAAGTTATTTTATTATTTGTGCCTGTACCAGAACCACTTACGTCAATGATAGGTAACACATCAGTACTAGCTGGAGCAGTTAAAGCAGTAAATTCTGAAATTTTGCGATTTGTCATAATTAAAATTTAATTACATACATAAGAGCTACGTTCTTAGGTCTATTTTCTGTTCCACCATCATTCCCTAAAGATATACCTGTATTTGCGTTACTCATAGAAAAATCTTGACCTGGATAACCACCCGCACCACCATAACTAACGTGCTGTGAACCTCCAACAAGGAAAACTCTATTATTTCCTAAACTTGTGGCATGATTATGACCTGGATCTGTTACAGAGTGAGCATGACTTTTATTTTGATCTGTTTGACTTGAAGCAAAACTTCTACCACTATCTACACCTCTTCCATTATCAAAACCTCTGACAAACTGACCTCTTAAATCAGGTAGGTTAAAAGTAGAACTTCCGTCCCCTGATCCATGAGTTGTTCCTATTGCAGAAAATAAGCTTGCGTATGTTGATCTACTAACGGCTGCTCCATTACATTCTAAATACCCTGATGGAACAGTTGTCGATGCAAATGTAAATACAGAGCCTGGTGGTACACCATTTGCAATTTCACCCCAAGCAGAACCATTGTAACCCTCAAATTGTGTAAGACTTGTATTAAATCTTATATCACCTGTTGCAGGAGTTGGCCTTTGTGCTGTTGTTCCAGTGGGAAGTTGTAATGAGCCATTTCCAGACATTACTATATCGCCTGCTGAAGTTATAGTTCCTGTAAAACTTGGAGATGCAGTAGTTGCATGTCCCATTTCAGCAGTATCAACTTTTCCTAAATTTATAAAATTTGTTCCATCATAAATATTTAATGTATTGTTATTGCTATTTACCCATAATTTTCCTGTTACTTTCGTAGTTGGCTCACTAGATCCTCTGTTTGTAGATTGAACATCTCCAAGGCAAACATTTAAGTCTGCTCTAAAAGTTGCTCCTACTGCATTAGCAATATCATAATCGCTACCATTACTCATTATGTGACCTCCTTACCAAAACCTGATGCAGCCCATACAAAAGATCTTGCAACTGCTGATGAACCATTTTTAAAAGTGACTTGAAAACCTGTCCTACTTATATTAGCAAGTTCAAAAAAGTCTCCTGTTTGTTGATTTGTTGGAGTCACAACAACTGTAGGTGTTTGTTTAAAAGGATTAGTAAAGGATACAGTGTATTGTTGAGATCCAGTGGTTACTGGAGTAGAAATACTTTCTGTTCTTCCTTGTAATTCTAGTTTAGCTCCTAACTCTGTAACAGCTATGTTTTGGTTTGTGTCACCACTTGTTAATATTGCCTTGAATTGAAAAGCTCTTCCAGTTATAAGAACATTACTAAATTCTTTATAATCACTCCATGTTGGAGAACCCGATGGATTATCACTTGTTGATCTTACATATAAAGCAGCATTACAAGCAGTAGCTTCTGTTAAACCTCCAACTGCATCAATATAACCCCAACTATCAATTAGATCTGTTCTTGAATCCCATAAACTATTAAGAATAAAATTACTTGCTTTCAAGACTTTGCGTAAATTTACATCATAAGGTTGTGTTAGATCTATCGAATTTGCAAATAAGTATTCACCAGAATTAGCAGTTGCACTATTTGTCTCGACTAATTTTAAAGCATCAATAGATGCGTCATAAATTGTATTTGTTTTAGAACCTGTGAAATTAGCTGTATGTTCATCTACTGTTCCAACAACAAGTCTTTCAGATGGTGCAGGTAAATTTGTTGTGACTCTAGTATTATTCCAATCAGAATCACTTGAGCCAGGTGCAGGAGATTGTCTACCACCATCGTCCTCAAACTTAATTAGATAAGTACCCTCTAATAATGGAACGATTTTTTGTGTTTGGTTTCCAGCAGCAGCAACTACAATTTCTTGTGCATCTTTCCACTGAGCTAATGAAGTTAAAGAGGAATGTCTTATTAAAGTTTTTCCTCCTAATAAAACATCAAGTTCTGTCGCACGATTCCAACTTAATATTGCACTTGACTCATCTATAGGAAGTAAACTAACACCACTTACATTAGTAGGTAATGCAGTTTTACCTACAGCAACAAAAAAAGGATCAGAAGGTTTTGTTGGTAATACAGATCTTAATCCAGAAGAACTCACGCTATAAACTTCAATTTCATAATTGCCCTCAATAGTATCTAAAATTTCAAAACTCTTAGATCCTTCTACAGTACGAGAGGTATAATTTCCATCTTGTAATCTAAATCTTATATATGCACTATCAGTATTTGTTGTCCATGTAACTATTATTTTTGTTCTTGCGATACCAGTGTCTTCATAAATGACCTCTTCTGCTGTAACTGTTGATGGAGATGAGGGTGCAACATTTAAATTTGTAATATCTCTTTGAGGAAGTGTAATACCACTTTCTACATGATTATATTTACCCGCATTGTATTCACTCGCTGATATTGAATAAAATGCCCTATCTTTTTCTTCAACTGTTAAAACTCTCCAAGTTGAGGTTTGTATATCATTTGATTCATAAACCCAAATTGAATTGACATTTGGAATTGTTGATAAGCTCTGTCCAAGACTAATAAGTTTGCCACTTATACCTGATATGCTCTTTGATTCAACACTTCCATCAGGCATAACAACGGATAATGTTGCTCCTGCCTTAAAGACTAAATCCGTATCATCATCAGCAGTTACCGTATTTATTGTTGCTGCTGATATTCTTCCACTTCTTCTCTCGCCCGCAACCATTGGATCTGATATTTCAATAACTTGTCCAGGCCTTACGACTACACCCGCATCAATAGCACAGCTAAAATTAACTACACTTCTTTCTACATTTGACATGTATAACATCCACTTTGCTAATCGAGAAGCTTGACCTCTGCTTGTTGTAGCAAAACTATCAATATTTTTTATCACTGTCCCATATCTTGCTTGGTTTGCAGTATCAATCTGCTCAACATAATTTATATCCCTTAATTCCATATCTAAATATTTTGCAATTACAACTGTTGGTCTTTGTTTTTGACTTACATTGGAATAACTAAAACCAGGCTCTAATACATTTGCTAATGAAAATAAATATGTCGTATCTTTTGGTGAATCTTGTGTTATAGATAATGATCCCGCACTCCATAAAGGCATGGCTCTGAAAACAGAACACATCTGATTAATTACGTTATATGCTTCTTGTTGATTTTGAAGAGAGACATTACAACTGAATCTTGGTTCTGTTGTTCCATTACCAGTTCCATCATCAACTTGTTCATTACAATAAACTGATGCTGCATAAAAACTAAATTTATCTAAATCTGCTTCAGATAAATGATCTCCTAACCCATATCTAGAGCTAGTAAGCAAATCGAATAAGCACCAGGCAGGATCGCTTGTCCACTGTGCTGCACCTAATGTCCCATTAAATACTCCAGAATAAGACAAACTACCATCTGCATTAACAGTTGCATTATGTGGAATTTTTACTTTTATACCTTTTATTAAATATTTTCTTGATGGAATTGAGCTAAATTGTTCTGCATCTACTTTTAATCCAACAAGTGCTGTATTTGGATATGTAAGTTTATCGTATTTTATTTCAACATAATTTAAAAATTGAAAAGCGTTTGTTAATTTACTTGAACTGCTATCTGCTGTTATTCTTGTTACCTTTATATTTACAGGGAAACTACCGCTTAAATTAATTAAATAATCTCTTATATAAGTATCAGGAGTTCTTCCTGTTATTTTGCCTTTATTGCCAGAGACTACTGTTTGATATGAACCTCCTTGATATTGAACTGCAATTTCTAACTGTATTTCAGTTCCAAAAATATCACCTTTGTCACTAAATCTTTGTAGCGTGGGAACAGTTATTTGTATAGAGACAGCATCAACATCTGAATCTGTTATCTGTATGATTTTTGGTGTTGCTTGCGGAACTGTTGAAAAACCAGTTAGTTTTGTCGTTGCTATATCTCTAGTTATCGGAATAGTTGTTTGGCTTGAAGTCCCTGTCCTTGCCTCAAAAGTAACATCTTTAAAATTAAATGTTCCATCACTAGCTTGCAAAGGTGTGTTATTTAAAAATATTGATTTTGCACCATCTTCAAGTCCTTGTATTTCTCCCTCTCCAATAACATCTAGTACTCTTGCAAAACTTTTTGAATCTAAATTATCTTTTGCCTCTGTAGGTGTTCCACCACCATCATCACCACCTTTTCCACCACCACCAGAGCCTAAAATCTTACTCATACTTCCACCTGTTCATTCTCGATGTTAGCTGATACAGTTATTGATCCAGTTATAACACGACCATAATGTATAGGAACAGCTACGCCAGCTTTTGAAGTGTTTTGAATACCACTGAAGTTAAAAGATTTTCTAGGATCTTGACTCTCTTCTGGTATATCAGGTGTTGGTGTAAGCATTTGATTTATACCACCTAAAACCATAGAAGCACCCATGACAGAAACGTATGTTCCCATCTTTGTAAAAAATCCTCCAGCCGTTGCTGCTTTACTAAAAAGACTTGTTGTACCAAACATACCCGCACCAGGGAACATAAAGCTTGCTCCTATTAATATCGCACCGAATAATATTTGCCTACCTGATACACCTCCCGCACCTCCTATTACAGGAACA